AAAAAGTTTTTTAAAATAACAATCAATGACAATGTTTACACAAGATGTGCTAAGTGCAAAAAAGAAATCAAAGTTGACATCAAAGAAATTCTTGTAGATGGAGATATTCAGTCCACGAAGGTAATTTGTGAAAAATGCAGTAAAAACTAACAGTTGAAATCATGAAAGACATTGAAAAGGAAGGAAAACAGTAATGAGAAATTCAAAGCGTATGAGGAAAGTTAAACAAATAATTTGGTGGATGTTCGTTGGTTTTTGCTTCGGTATCACACCTTACATATTCAAAATTGCAGACTTACAGCGTGGTTACAATGCAACTGGTGGTGAATTGATTGTTCCATTCCTTCCAGTGTTTGTATGGCTGTTTATCGATGCCATAAACGAACTTAAGTTAATTGCACATGACATAAAGTAAATGAGTTTAATTCCAATAAAAGCATAAAAAAAAGACGCATAAGCGTCAAACCCAAATCAATTATAACACAAAGGAGAAAAAATGAATATAACGAAAATAAAGATTAAAAATTTATTTGGAATCAGTGAAGTTGAACGTGACGGAAAAAGTATTGAACTTGTTGGTGGAAACGGTGCTGGTAAGACAAGTGTAATTGATGCAATTCGATATGCACTTACAAACAAAAGCAACCGCGATTATATAGTCAGATCAGGAGAAACAGAAGGTGAAATCATTATCGAAACGGATAATGGATTGATGATCAACCGAAAAGCAAGGACAACACAAGCTGATTACAAATCAATTAAATACAACGGAAAAGAAGTTCCATCACCTGAAACATTCTTGAAGGACATATTTACTGAATTGCAACTTAATCCGGTAGAGTTTTTGGCAATGGATAAGAACAAGCAAAATGCAATCATCTTAGACTTGATTCAATTTGACTGGGATCTTAACTGGATCAAGGAAAAGTTTGGTGAAATCGTTCCTGACGTTAACTATGAGCAGAATATTTTGGCAGTGCTTAATGACATTCAAAGCGAAAAAGGATATTACTACCGAATGCGCCAAGATTTCAATAGGGATGCAAGAAATAAAACAGCATTTATTGAAGAAATTGGAAACGCTTTACCGGTTGGATATTCACCTGAACGATGGGAACTTGCGAACTTATCTGAACTCTACACCAAGATTGAAACAATCAGACATGAAAATGAAAAGATTGAAAAAGCAAAAACAGTTGTTGATACATTTGCAAACAAAGTTCGTGGATTTGAAGCCACTAAAGAAATTTCTTTGAATTCACTCGATCGAGAAGTGACAGCAACACGCAGCAGACTTGAAAACGACATTGTAAAGCTTGAAGCACAAGTCAAAGGATATAAGCAAGACCTTGAAAACCTTGAAATCAATAAAAAATCAAAAGTTGAAGTTATCAATAAAACCTATGAAGCAAGTGTTGCCAAGTTTGAAGCTGAAGTTGAAGAAGCTAAAGAACTTGCAAGTGTTGAAAAGACTGACTTATCAGAACTAATTGAAGAAGCAACCAACACTGAAAAAATGAAATCTTTCATCAATGAGTACAAAAGAATGGTAGCGTTGCAAACTGAAGTTGAAGGACTTAATGAGAAATCAAGAACCTTAACAACCAAGATTGAACTTGCAAGAACTTTACCAGGTGAGATTCTTCAAAATGCAGTGCTTCCTATTGAAAAGTTAACTGTTAAAGATGGACTACCATTAATTAATGGACTTCCAGTGTCAAACCTAAGTGAAGGTGAAAAGCTTGACCTTTGTATCGATATTGCAGTTCAGAAACCAAACTCATTACAAATAATCCTGATAGATGGTGTTGAAAAGCTAACAACCGAAAACAGGGAAAAATTATATGCCAAATGTAAAGCAAAAGGGTTGCAATTTATCAGCAGCCGAACAACTGATTCTGATTCGTTAACTGTAGTTGAACTATAAGGGGGAAGTCGTATGAGTGATTTTATTAATGAATATGAAGTAAGCGATAAGGTTGAAAGTAAATCAACTGTTAGTGAAATGATGGTAAGTAGACAAGCGCAAGAGGTTCAAGCTGCAATGGTTATTGCTAAAAGGTTTCCAAGGGATGAAGCACAAGCATTTGACAAAATCATGAGAGCATGTAAAAGAAGGGGACTTGCTGAACAAGCTGAATACACTTTCCCACGAGGTGGAACTAAAGTTGTAGGTGCTTCGATTAGACTTGCAGAAGCAGTAGCACAATGTTGGGGAAATATTGATTATGGAATTATTGAACTTGAAAACAAAAATGGTGCTTCTGAAATGATGGCTTATGCCTGGGATCTTGAAACAAATACAAGAGTTACAAAGGTTTTCAGTGTTGGTCATGTAAGAGATACAAAGCAAGGTAAGAAGGCACTAGATGATTCACGTGACGTATATGAAGCAACTGCAAACTTCGGTGCAAGACGCGTAAGAGCATGTATTTTAGGTGTGATACCTGGTGACGTTATGGATTCAGCAATTGACAAATGTAGAGCAACATTGAAAGGCGCATACACAGAACCATTGGAAGATAGATTCAGAAAAATTATTGCTACTTTCGAAGATGAATTTATGGTATCAAAACAACAGATTGAAGAATACCTTGGTTATTCACTTTCAAGCGCCATTGAAAATGACTATGTGCGAATGAAGGGTGTTTACAGATCCCTAAGGGATGGTATGGCTAACCCTGAAAAATTCTTCAAAATTAAATCATTGAAAGAAGTTAGCGATCCATTCGCTGACAATAAAGAGGTGACAAATGAATCTAACTAATGAAAATTATTTTAGCAAAGAAATGTCAATGAAATACTTCAGCGTATCACAATACAAAGCTTTAGCAGGTTACATGGGAAGACCATCTTGCGAAGCCAAGGCAATTGCTGAATTAAATGGCGAATGGACGCGTGAAAAAACAACAGCGCTTCTTGTAGGCTCATATGTGGATGCAGCGTTTGAAGGTACTCTTGCTACCTTCAAAGCACAAAACCCTGATTTGTTTAAAAAAGACGGTGGATTAAAGGCCGAATATGTCCGCGCTGACGAAATAATTAACCGCATCGAACGTGATCCATTATTCATGCAATATATGTCAGGAGAAAAGCAAGTCATCATGACAGCAACAATGTTTGGCTATGAATGGAAAATCAAACTAGATAGTTACCATCCTGACAAGGCTATCGTTGATTTAAAGGTCATGGCAACAATTAATAAACTGGAATGGGTAAAAGATGTTGGAAAGCTTAATTTCGTTGATTATTGGGGTTATGACACTCAATTAGCAGTATATCAAGAAGTTGTTAGGTTAAACACTGGAAAGAAACTTCCTTGCTTTATAGCAGTGGCAACTAAAGAACCATATCCAAACATTGAGATACTGGCTGTTGACCAAAATAAGCTAGATGAAGCACTTACTGAAGTAGAAAGCAATATTGAACGAGTTAACATGCTTAAAATTGGTGAAACAAAACCAGTTAGATGTGAAACTTGTGACTATTGCAAGTTCACAAAGGTGTTAACCAAACCTATTCACTACCTTGATGTTCCTGAATCAATTTAAAAAAAGAGGTGTCAAATGACAGGTAAACAATGGGAAGACATAATTCAGGCAGCACTTGAAGCAAATGACATCGAATTCACACGCGAAAACAGCACCAGATCCTATGGTGTTGCGCGTGGGAATAAAGGTAAGTTCGACTTTGAAACAAAGAATGCTGCAATAGAGTGCAAAACAATCGGTAGAGCATCTAATTTGAGAATGCCAATACCTGGAACGAAAAACACTGCAATCAAATCGCATCAATTAAGATCTCTAAGAATTGCCCATGAGCAAGGCAAAAAAGCAGGGTTAATGATCTACATACAGTCGGATGATTTAACATTTTGGCTACCAATTATGCAACTTCATTTGCTGGTTGCAGAGAACTATCCAGTCAAGCATTTGAGTATTCAGCAAGTAAGAACATATGGAAAAACGGTTTATGACTTGAATGATTTTGTAGACAAAGAATTGAGGTGACAAGGCTATGGCTAAATATCGACAAATTCATATTAGTTTTTGGCAGGATCCTTTCATTGAAGAACTTGAAGCGTTAGAAAAATATTTCTACCTTTACTTGATGACTAACAGCAAAACAACTCAATGTGGATGCTATGAAATAAGCATGAAGTTAGTTCGATACGAAACAGGTTTACAACAAAGTGAAATAAATAAATTCATTACTGTATTGGAAAAGTCGAACAAGATACTTTTTGATAAAAACACTTCTGAATTTTTGATATTGAATTGGTTAAAACATAATTCATTTAAAAGTCCAAAAGTAATGACTTGCATTCAAGGTGAAATTGAAACAATAAAATCTTCAGTATTCAAAGAGTATGTAAGTGGTATTTTGATTGGTGAATATAGTATGGATAGACTATCAAGGTCTATAGATACAGGTTCGCAAGAAGAAGAAGAAAAAGAAGAAGAAAAAGAAGAAGAAAAAGAAGAAAAAGAAGAAGAAAAAAAAGAAGAAAAAATAAGTTCTTTTGTCGGAAATAAATTTCCTGACGATTCAAACGAAGTTTCTATTTCAGAATATCTTCTTCTTAAAATCTTAAACAACAATGAGAACTTTAAAAAACCAAACATTCAATCTTGGGCAGGGCATGTTGATAAAATGATCAGATTGGACAAACGATCATTAGATGACATCAGATTCGTTATTGATTTTTCAACCAGTGATACATTTTGGAAATCAAATATCTTATCAACTAGCAAACTAAGAGATAAATTTGACCAACTAATGATCCAGGCAAAGCAACCTAAAAAACAAACCCAGCAGAAATATGAAGGTGTACATCCTTCAAGGAATGGCTTAATGGATTGGGCTGTAAGTAAAGGAGTAGTAAATGACTGAAAATGAATTTATAGCATTAATGGCAAAAGTATCTTCAGTTTTTGAAGTTAAAGCAAAAGATAAACTAGGTTTTGAAATATGGTTTGAAGCGTTGAAAGAATTAGAATATAACATTGCATCAGCTGCACTTGTTAAATTATCAAGAACAAAACAAGGTGGATTCATCGTTCCAGCTGAAATAATTGGTGCAGCAGTTGAAATCAAAAAAGGTAAATCAATACCAACTTCGGATGCTATCGCATTAATTGAAAAAACAATTACCAAATGGGGTAGATACAGACAGATTGAAGGGATGGAATGGCTAAAAGAGCAGAATATTGATGCCTATAATATTCTTAAAGCTGTTGGATTTCAAAACATGTGTAACGTGGATCCTAATTTCGTTCGTGGAACGTTATCAAAAATGTATGAAGAAGTATCAAAAAACAGCACTGAAGTTTTGATGTTGGGTAGAGTTTTTGGAAAAGAAATTGCACTGATACAACAAAAGTCATTAGCAATGAATGCTGATAATTATAACGAATAAAAAACAGGTTATTAAACCAAGAAAGAGGTAAAAAGATGTGCAACAAAGTAATCCTAATGGGAAGATTAACGAAAGATCCTGAAGTTAGATATTCACAAGCTGCTGAACCAATGGCAATTGCAAGATATTCATTAGCAGTAAATAGAAAGTTTAAACGTGATGGTGAACCTGATGCAGATTTCTTAAACATTGTGGCATTTGGTAAAAACGGAGAGTTTGCAGAAAAGTATTTCAAAAAAGGTCAACAGGTGTGCGTAGTAGGACATTTACAAACTGGCAGCTATGAAAAAGATGGAGTGAAGCGATATACAACGGACATTATCGTTGAAGAACAACATTTCGCAGAGAAGAAATCTGATTCAATATCAACCAATCATAATACGGATCCAAGCGAAGGTTTTGTATCAGTAGATAAAGATGATGATGATGTACCATTTTAAACAACGAAAAGGGGATTAATATGTTAATTCAGATTCTTGAATTATTTGGTGGGATTGGAAGTCCAAGAATAGCACTAAGGAATATCGGTATTCCAGTTAAAGCAATTGATTATGTTGAAATTGATGAAAAAGCAGTCAGATCATACAATGCAATGTTTGCTAAAGAGTTAAAACACAAAACCCAATCAGTTGTTGGATGGAATCTTAAGCCTGATATTTTAATTCATGGTTCACCTTGCCAAGACTTCAGTATTGCTGGTAAACAGCAAGGCGCGTATGAAGGAAGTGAAACCAGGTCAAGTTTGATGTGGGAAACATTGAACATCATTGAACAGATGGGTGTTTGGAAACCAAGGATTGTTATTTGGGAAAACGTCAAGAACGTTCTTTCAAAACATATGATACATAATTTCAATAATTATCTTAAAAAGATGGAACAACTTGGCTATACAAATTCTTTTGAAATACTCAATGCCATAGATTTTGGACTTCCACAGAAAAGAGAAAGAGTATTCACAGTATCATATTTGAATGGTACAACCTTTGATTTTGATAGTTTGGAACGAAAGCAAGCACCACACATTAAAGCGTTTCTTCAACCGAATGAAGAAGTGGATTCCAAGTACACAATCAATCAACCAAGCATGTTAAAAAAGATTGGTGATGACGGTAGTGCATTTAGTGGAAGGTTAGAAGTCATTGATGATCATTGCAAGACAATAACAACAAAACAGTTAAGGTGTCCAAACAGTGGGATTATTGACATTGGTAATGGTAAATACAGACTTCTTACAGAACTAGAATGTTGGCGGTTACAAGGTTACACAGATGAAGATTACTATGCAGCTGCAAAAGTAGTAGGAACTACTGCACTTTATCATCAAGCAGGTAATTCAATTCCAGTGACAATATTTGAAAGTATGTTTAAAGCAATGATTTTATAAGAAAGTGAGGGTGATTAATTGATTAAAATACTTGAACTGTTTGGCGGTATAGGTGCACCTAGAAAAGCACTGGTTAATCTTGGAACAGCTCATAAATCCATAGACTATGTTGAAATACTTCCACATGCTGTAACTGCTTATAATAAGATATTTTGCAATGATTATGAACCACAAGACATTAAGACATGGAACATGAATGTTGACTTACTTGTGCATGGAAGTCCTTGTCAGGATTGGTCAAAAAACGGTTTAAACAACGTTAACAGCGGAAGGTCAATATTATACGAAAGAACATTAGAAATTGTCAGGTGCGAACTTAATCCAAGACCGCGCGTGGTTATATGGGAAAACGTTCCTAATCTAATATCAAAGCGTCATATATGTCATTTTGAACACTACATAACTGAAATGGAAAAGATGGGGTATGTAAATTCGTTTAAGATATTGAATTCAAAAGACTTTGGAGCACCACAGAATCGAGAAAGAATATTCACTGTAAGTATACTAAATGGTTTTAAATATGAATTTCCAACTGGATCCAGTAAAAAGACAATCAAAGACATCATTGATACGGATGCAAAAGTAGAAGATTACAAGCTTTCTGAAAATGAAATGCAGCTGTTCTTTTATGAGGATGGAAACCTTTGCGTCAAGGAAAACAATTCCAGGGGTAAACGAATAATCAATGAGTATGACGCAGTAAATGTTGAGCGTCCTAACAGCAAGACAAGACGTGGACGTGTTGGATCACAAATATTTCAAACCATTACAACTAGTCCTAACCAAGCGGTTTACTACAATGGAATACTTAGAAGAATGACCGAAAGAGAAGCTTGGAGATCCATGGGATTCAGTGATGATGATTTCGATAATGTTAACTTGAAAGGTATTCCAAAATCAGCAATATATGCGCTTGCTGGCAACAGTATAGTGGTTCAAGTTTTAGAAGAATTATTCTTTTCTTTACTTAATGATGGACGATTATTCAAGAAAGTGTGAGGTAAAAAATTATGTTATATCTTGGCTTAGTTATAGGTTCAATTGTTGGTTTCGGTGTAGCTGCATTATGTCAGGCTGCAAAACGTGGTGATATAGATGGCCAATAAGAATCCAATGTTCAATGCAAGTGGTTGTAAGGATCCAACAGCGTATGAAGCTGTTAAACAGGTTAGCGGTGAAGAAAATGAACTTAATCATATGGTTCATAAATTAATCAGTTTGGTGAAGGATTTAGTTGATTTTTCAGGCTTTGAAGTAGTTGGTAGGATACATATAAAACACAAGAGAACAGGAAAGGAATTCAGATAGTTATGTTTATGAGAAGTCAAATATTAGATCCTTGTTGTGGTAGTAGAATGTTTTATTTTGATAAACAACATAAAAATGTGCTTTTCCAAGATATCAGAGAAGAAATTATAGAGTTACATGGAAGAAAACCTACTGTAATAGCTCCTGATTGTATAGGTGACTTTACTGATATGGAATACAAAGATGAAAGTTTCTATTTAGTAATTTTTGATCCACCACATTTGAAATGGGCAGGACAAAAATCATTTATGAGAGCAAAATATGGGCAGCTAAATGACAATTGGCCAGAACAATTATCGAAAGGATTTACAGAGTGTTGGAGAGTTTTAAAACCTGGTGGAACATTGGTGTTCAAGTGGAGCGATGCTCAAATTAAGATTAATGACGTTTTAAAATTGTTTGGCCAACAACCTGTATTTGGAAACAGAGGACGTTGACTTAGTAAACCAGACACTTATTGGATTATATTTTATAAAGAGGTGGAATAGTTATGGATGATATGAATAAATACAACCAGGTAATTACTGAAATAGATGCAGCGATTAAGGAACTCAAAAACGTTAAACGCACCATGTTATTAGATGTGATAAGTGCAAACAAAGGGCGTTACAGTCCTATTCTTGGTTCAAAGGCAATGTTCCACAGGGCAAAGTTAAACATCAGGGATTGCTTTAGACGAATGGAAAGCAATTTTGATTGGCAATTACATGGATGTTACGGTGATTACCACAGCATCATTGCCATTGGTGCAAAGACATTAAAGGACGGTGAACATCATGAATAATGGTAACGAGAACTGGGAAACAGATACAGCTTCATTAAAAGAAAGTGCAACAGATGCTTCAGACGAATTGAGTAAGTACAGACACATGATGGGTGGTGCAGTTCCCAAGAACTTAACAGAATACTTAATTGAGAACGGATTCTTCACTGCACCTGCATCAACAAAGTACCATGGTAATTATGAAGGTGGTTTGTTCGATCATAGTTTGGAAGTCACTAACACATTGGTACAGTTAACTAAGTCCAATAATCTAAAATGGAAACATCCAAGGTCACCTTATATAATTGGTATGTTCCATGATTTGTGTAAGATTGACAACTACATAAAAGATGGTGATGACTGGACATACAATACCGCTGCTGACACAAGACATGGTGAAAAATCGGTTGATCTTCTTTCAAGGTTCATCACTTTGACAACGGAAGAAGAACTTTGCATCAGATGGCACATGGGTGCGTTTGATGATAAAGATAATTGGAAACATTACACAGCAGCAGTCAGATATTATCAAAATGTTTTGTGGACACATCAAGCGGATATGATAGCAAGTCAAGTTCATGGTATCTGATAGGCTGATAAAAATTAGTTCGCAATCGCACGAAATTGAAAAGGAGAGAAATAATGAGAAATACAAACGATATTTTAGTAAATGGAGTAAAATTATCTGAAATAATTAAAGAGCATAATGATTGGTTATACAACAATGGTGGAAAATGTGCTGACCTTCGTTGTGCTGACCTTAGTGATGCTGACCTTCGTTGTGCTGACATTCGTTGTGCTGACCTTCGTGGTGTAAACCTTAGTGATGCTAACCTTCGTTGTGCTGACCTTCGTGGTGTAAACCTTAGTGATGCTAACCTTAGTGATGCTAACCTTAGTGGTGTTGACCTTAGGGGTGCTGACCTTAGTGGTGCTAACCTTAGTGGTGCTAACCTTAGTGGTGCTAACCTTAGTG